GACTTGCTGGACTTGCTGGACTTGTTGGACTTGTTGGACTTGTTGGACTTGCTGGACTTGCTGGACACAAAAAAAAGCTGTTACTTTGTAAAAGTATGCTAAATCATATTAAAAGAATTGTAACAGCTTTAAATATATTATTTTTTTAATTATTAATAAGCTGGTGCAAATTCATTTACAAAAATTTCTTTTTGATTATAAAGGTCAAAAATACACATTTGACCTTGTTCAGATGCAAATTCCAATGCATCGTTTAAGTTAGAAAAAACGATGTCACTATCAAAATAGTATTTATCATTTTCCTTGTTGTACCACCCGCCAACAACTCTGTTGTGGTTAAGTGCGTGTTTTATTGCACGTTCCAAACCCTTTTTTCCAAAACCGTTTTGCGTAGCTGCATAAGAAGCCACGTACCCGCTTGTAACATACTCACATTTAGGAAGTTGCACCGTAAACCCGTCAGGGTTGTTAATAGCAATTTGCTTAATTTTTTCAAAAATTTCATTAAATAAATACTTCTGAAATTCAGTACCTGAAACATTTTGAGATAATACATAAATGTCTCTACCTTCTAAATTAATTTTTTTAATCTTTTCCATGACTTTAATTTTTTGATGTTAATAATTTGTATACTGCAAATATAGTATCATTTTGCAAACTTTCCAAATTTTTTTATATGTTATAAAACATATTTTTCAAATTTTTCGTATGTTATAAAACATACTTTTTAAATTTGTATATATCAAAAAAATTTTATAACTTTGCATTTTGTGCCTATATTTATACCAAAAATCACACGTATGTAATAGCCTACATGTGATTATCCGTGTGATTATCCGTGTGATTATCCGTGTGATTATCCGTGTGATTATCCGTGTGATTATCCGTGTGATTATCCGTGTGATTATCCGTGTGATTATCCGTGTGATTATCCGTGTGATTATCCGTGTGATTATAAAAAAATTATTAAAACATACATACTCACACACCTTCTAAAAACATTCATACTCTCTACACGCTTATACTTTCTTATATACGCTTATATTCTCTATATGCTCTTATAACCTTTACACACTCTTATATTCTTTACACACTCTTATACTCTTTACACACTCTTATACTCTTTACACACTCTTATACTCTCCAATACACGCTCTTATATACACTTATATTCTCTTACGCACTCTTATACTCTTTACGCACGCTTATATTCTCTTATGCACGCTTATACAATCTTATGCCTTTATATACACCCATACAGGTACCTATAAGCATACTAACCTCCTATATACACAACAAAATAAATTTACTAAAAATTAACCTATCTACTTCTGTTTGAATGTAATAGCCATCTATCAGAAAGTTTTTATAAAATTCCATGTCCAAAAAAAAGTTTTAAAGTGATACCAGATAAGTGACTGAAATTTAAAACGATAGCCCCTTTAAAGCTAAAAAGTATGTTATAAAACATACAAAAAAATTTGGAAAGTTCGTAAAATAGTACTATATTTGCAATAACAAAATATAAATTATTAACATCAAAAAATTAAAGTCATGGAAACAAAATTTATTTATGCGTTTGAATTTCACACAGACGAGGCTCTGTGTGAATATCTAAAAGACCTCTTTGAGGTTGAAAATATCGAGGACATCGATATTCTTGAATTGTTTGAAGGCGACCCTGATATGATAAAAATAGATGGCTATCTTTCGCCTTTTATCGACATTGTTATTGATGGAATTAGATATGTTCTATTTACAGATGAGGATGCTAAATGTGCGTTGGAAAAGTTTTACAGCGATAAATTGGAAAGAGTTGAATACAATAAAAATAGCTGGGACTATTTTGACAGTCAAAAAAATGTATTAGCCTATCGGGGCGGTAAAGGTTATAATTATGTACTTTATAATTTTTAAAACGTAAAGTCATGGAAAAACTGAAAAATGTAGAATTTTATGACAATGGCGGTATAACAATAGACCGTATTACAGTTGTATTTTTAAATACAGCAAAAAATTTTTATGATATACTTGAAACATACGACTGCATAAGTTGCTCAAAGACAGGGTTTGAATTCTTCCAGCATGGTAACTGCACAAGAGGAAGGCATTTAGGTAAAAGGGTGAATTTTAATGATTTACACCCAGAATTACAAAAAAAATTAATTAATTATTTTAAAAACTAAAAACTATGGCAACAAGGAATTTTTATAATAAAAACGCAAAGCATATATATGCCTTGATACCAGACAAATTTACAGACAAATTTGCACTCAATTTTGTTGTAGATAACATCGAATTTGAATTAGATAAACTAAAAAAATTGCTTAATGCACACGAAGGCATGGAAATTCGTGAATATAACAGAAATTATCCAGAGAAAATAATTGGGAGCTTTGGAGTAGAAAAGTATATTTGCGATATAGAACTGTATATAAACATCAATGTAATAATGCGAGCAGGATATTACGAAGGAGCAAATCTGGACTATGATTACAGATTTTGTGTAAATAGTTGGGACTATGATAACATTCCTGATGCTTGCGATGAATTTATTCATCAGTATTTTAAGGTTTATAACAATGCAGGTATGGCAAAGATACAGGCAAAGAATGCAGAAAAATGGTTTGAAAGCACAATCAGTACAGCAATTGATGCTGTTAAAGATATTTTAAAAAAAGAATGTTCACATGTTTTAGAAGTAGCTGCGGTGTTCTCAAACGGCGAGGCTTTATATTCTGTTGTAAAATAAACTATTTAAAAACAATTTAAAACAAAAAATCATGAAAAGGACAATAAATTTTTATGAGTTTGGAAAAGACTTTCTAAATTCTATATACAAAAATAATTTTAGTTACGAAGGACTTTCATCTCTCTATGATTATTTTGTTAATTTAGAAGATGAAACAGGAGAAGAAATAGAGTTTGATATTATAGATATTTGTTGTAATTTTACAGAATATCATTCTATAAACGATTTTAAAAAGGACTATGGTATTGAAGTTTCTAATTTAGATGATATTAGGGAATACACAGAAGTAATTCCTATTAATGATGAGTCATTTATAATTCAAAATTTTTAAGTATTATTCAATACCATTTTACAATACTATTCAATGTCATTTTACAGGGTGGGATATATTCCTGCCCTAAATTGTTTATACCCGAAAACTGTTTACAGGTGTTTTAAGACACCTTTGGAAATTTAGTAAATAAATTATCCAGTGAACAAATAAGAGCCCCAGAAAATGCAGAAAAAGAACCATAACATATATTTTAAAGTTGCATAAACCTATCTACATGCACGTACACACGTCCAGCATATCCAGCATGTACATGAAAAAATCAAAACGTAATTATTAGTATGATTATCAGAGCGTGATTATCCGTGTGATTATCCGTGTGATTATCAGAGCATGATTATCCGTGTGATTATCCGTGTGATTATCCGTGTGATTATCAGAGCATGATTATCCGTGTGATTATCAAAGCATGATTATTCACATGATTACTTCTACCTTAATTCCTACCCTGACTCCTGTAACTATTAAAACATTATTACCCTCCTAAACAAAAAAAAACACATCAAAAAAAAGGCTCCTGATTTTTATAAATTACACCAAACAATACTCACCTTGTAACCCTAAAAATTTTCAAATACAACCCTTTTTTAAGGTTATATCTACAAACAAGTATATAAATATATTTATATACTTGACTTCACAAAAATATAAAAAAAATAAGAAAAAGTATTAAACCTAATCATAGTTTTCTCTTTTAATTGCTTATATACATACCCCTATTTAAAGATTACTTAAAACGATTTTAGTGAACAAATGAATAAATTATCCACTGAACCTGTGAAAGTGTCTTAAAGCATAAAAAATGCTGCTATCATAAATTCTATGCCCCTATTTACATTCCAAATACAATACATATTAAAAATTCTTTACTGAAAAAAAAAGTTCTAAGCAAATTCCCAGAAAAAAGTTTTAGTTAAAATCCATACCCCTATTTAAAATTTAAAAAGGGTAGCCACTTTCACAAGCAACTACCCCTGCATACAAATTATTAACTGTCAAATATTAACAGTCATGTACTGCAAATATACAAATTAAATATCACATTTCCTAATTTTCTTTCAAAAATTTATTCATAAAATCATTAGTTCTTTTTTTGTTTCGGTTCTTAATTTCTTCTACCGAATTGCTACCCAATTGCCTATGGGCTTCCTTATGACAATTCCGACATAATGATTTTAAGTTTTTAATGTCATATGCCAAAATTTTCATTGTCTCAAAATCTGGAGCAGATTCTATGGGCTGTATATGATGCACCTCTTCCGCTGGAGTAGAAATATCTCTTTCTAAGCAATCCTCGCAGAGAGGGCTGGCTGCCATTTTCTTTGCTCGCAGCTTAATCCATCTCTGCGAATTTATTAATTGCCTGTATTTCGGAGTTCTCTTCTGCATTTTCTTGTTTTTCTTGTCTTTCTATTACCAAATTTCTGCTCTGCCCAATTGAAAAACTGAGTGTAGCTTCTAAAAGTTACATCATGCTCGTAAAGAGAAAGCATTGTATCATTTAACTTGTCCAAAGAGCTGTCGCCCCTTTCATTAATTTTACTACTATGTTCCCTGAACTTCCTCTCCAGCCTTGTGTAGTTATCTCTTATATAAATATCGGCATATTTCTTGTTTCTCATAGCATACTGCCCCTTTTAATCCCTTGAAAATCTTTCTTGGTATAAGTTTGATAACCCTCAAACATTTCTTCTATGTCATTCGGAACAACATCTTCATCTGGTTGAGGGTCTGCTACTTTCAAAAAACACAATACCAAATACTGCATCAATTGGTATCGGCTTTTAAAATGATACTTTTCAATCACTTTGTCTAATCTTCCCCTATAATCTAAAGGGATAGCGGTCTTAATTTGTACATACTTTCCTTTTTTCATTTTACTTAAGTTTTTAATTGTATTTATTAATAAGTTCCTTAATTGCTTTCAATAAGGCTGTTCGCCCTGTATCCTTTTTATTTATTGCATTTATAACTCTCGTATCATAAGTGTGCTTAGCTATCAATCTGTGAATCATCACTGGCATGGTTTGCCCCTGCCGATGCAACCTTGCATTCGCCTGTAAATATAGTTCCAAGTCCCATGTTATTGAATACCAAATAATATTACATCCACCCTTCTGCAAGTTCAAACCATACCCAGCACTGGCTGGATGAGCCAGAAGTACTTGGATTCTCCTTTCATTCCAGTCGGATATGTCTTCTGAATCCTTTAATTCTCTTGGTTTATACGATTTAAGTCTTTCCTTTATTCTTTCCAGTTCATGTCTAAAAGAATAAAAGATTAAAACGGGTTTGCCGTTGAGACTTTCCACAGTCTCTTCCAGAGCGTCTAACTTTTCATCGTGTACTATGTGATAATCACCATTCTCATCGTAAACAGCTCCTCCAGCATATTGTAGCAGCTTCGTGGTCAGAGCAGCAGCATTAACTATCGTTACATAGTTATCATCTTTAAATTCTAATACCCTTTCTTTCTCGAATTCGTAATATCCTGCTTGCACTTTATCAGAGAGATAAACAGGAATGTCTCTGACCACTTTGTCTGGCAGCTCTAAATAATCTCCCGCTGTCATACTTATACAAATATCGGAAATTTTTTTGTATATTAAAAAATCGCACCCTTCATTTAACAAATATTCATACACAATATAACCATTACGTTTCCCCGCATGAAAGTATTTTGCTCTGTATGCCCCGATGGTCTTTTCCAGCCTTTCACCCATATCCAACAGCCAAATCTGACTCCAAAGGTCAATCAGTCCATTTGGGTTTGGTGTTCCCGTAAGACCTACAACTCTCTTTACTTTTGGTCTCACCTTTTTGAGGCTCTTAAATCTCTGCGATTGTGGATTTTTAAAACTGCTTAGCTCATCAATCACAATCATATCAAAAGGAAAGAAAGTTTTATAATAATTTACCAGCCAAGAAACATTCTCTCGGTTGATAATATAAATGTCTGCATCCTTCCAAAGAGCCTCCTTGCGTTGCTTTGCAGTGCCTAAAACAAGTGAAAGTCGTAGGTGCCTAACATGTTCCCAGTTTTGTACCTCTGTCATCCACGTATCCTTTGCAACTCTTTTAGGTGCTACAACCAGAACTTTCTCAATCTCAAATTTGTCATACATTAGATTATCTATAGCCGTCAGGGTAATAATTGTTTTACCCAGACCCATATCTAAAAATAAACCACATCCTTCATTATTCAGAATATGCTGAATGCACCTTTCCTGATAGACGTGTAAATCATTTCTTTTCAATAGTCTCATAAAATTCATCTAATTCTTTCTGGCTATCTATTACAAATACTTCAAATCCTAAATTTCGAAGTTGCTTATGGACATACAATTGTCTTTTTCTTGGCTTGTCCCCCGTGCTTTTAGTTTCAATAAAATATATTTGACCCTCAGGCATTAATATCATCCTATCAGGCAATCCAGTGAAACTTGGACTTGTTATCTTAATAGCCATGCCACCTAATTTTTTTACTTTTTCTCTAAGTTGTCTCTCTATTGTTTTTTCGTTTTTCATATGTTCCATGAATGTTCCATGAATGTTCCATACTCATGGAACACCTTAAAAGTGTTCCTATATTGACTTTGAGGGCATTTTGTTCCATGAATGCTCCATGAATGTTCCATGAAATTTCGTACCTATGGAACACCTCAAAGGCATTCCTGCATTGACTTTGAAGGCACTTATTAACTAAATGTTCCATGAAAAAGGTGTACTTGTAAAGTTTAGTAGCATTTAGCCTATATATGTTAATGCATTTTATCTTTTTAGGTATGCTAAATGGCTCATGATGATTTTTGCTAATTTTCATGGAACAGTGGAACATTTTTACTATAACTTAATATCAGAACAGTTTTGCGGTGTTCCATAAGTCCAAAATTTCATGGAACATTCATGGAACAGTGGAACATTTAATTCAAAAAAAAATCCAAAAAATGCTAAATCGTTTAACATTTTAGATAGGCTCTTTTTTTCTTAGATATGCTTCCCGCCATTTTTTAACATATTATCTGCTTATTTTTAGCACCTTTTAACATTTCAGGTATGCTCCCCTCAATTTTAAGTATGCTCTTTTTTCCTTATTCCTTAATTTTTTTAACATAGCCCCATACTGTTTTACCATTTTTCCTATATTTTTTATACTCCCAATCTGACTTTCTATCCATTATTTTTTTTATTCTGGCTTGGCTTTGGTAGTCAATTGGTTTTCGTTCTCCAAAACCTTGCTCCCAAATGTCTTTAATGGAGACCTTATCTCTTTTGACAAGTTCAACATCCTCTGTTATAAATTCATCCTCTTCCAGCTCCATCCAGTTTGCTGGTACATTCTCATCCAAATAATTATCAATATATTCATTCCAAGCATCTATCTCTGTATGTTCCATTTGTTTTTCTCTTGCCAATATTTCTATGTCTTTTGGAAGCATAAGTTTCATGCCCTTTCTGTAATAGTGCTTAGCCTCTGCCCATATATTGTCTATATCCTCTCTGGTGTACAAGTCCCAGTTCTTTTTAATTTTTGAAATATCTACTTTCACAGGAAGGAATCGCCTATCTCCGCCAACTCCTTTCAAAAAATTCATGTCATTTCCAGAGCCAAAAAACACACATTGGCGTTCTTGGTCTTCAGGGTACCTCGCATAGGCAGCTCTGTAATAGTCAGAGCGTTTGCTTATAAAGCTCTTAACCGTTCCAGAATCACGTTTATTAATTTCACGCAATTCAGCCATTTCTACTATCCATTTACCCCTTATATTTTCGTAGGCTTCTTTTCCCACGATTGGACAGTCCGAAGCAAACCAATTTGGATTAACGGCTAATTGGTCAAGCATTTTGCTCTTACCTGCTCCTTGCTCGCCTACAAACACCATTACATAGTCCATGTAACAAGCAGGCTCGTAAATACGCTTTACTGCACCAACAAGCATGAGTTTGGTAACGAAGCGACTATATTTACTGTCCTCAATACCCAGAGAATCAATGAATGTTGTTTCCAGTCTTGGCACTTTGTCCCATTTGAGGCTATCCAGATAATCCCTTACAGGGTGAAAAGCATTCTTGGCTGCTATGCTATTAAATACGTCTTGTATAATGTTTCTTGCATTAATGTCATAGCGACTACTTCCTAAGTACAGCCTTAATTCTGAATCATCGGTATCTGTCCAATATTTTGTGTTGTTTGCCTTCGTACCGCCAAATGGGCTGCCTTTTAGAGCAATTCTCTTAGAAAATAAGTCAATGGCATATAGGTCTTTTAAATTAGGGTCATTTTCCATTATGAGTCCTATATTATCTGGGGTTGGTTCTATATTTCTTTTTCTGTCAAAGGTAAGTTTGTCCATCCAATCTATATTGCTTTCTTCTATAGATATGCCTATGTTGGCAAATTCCTTCTTAGCCTCTTCTATGCGTTCCGAATTGATAATTCTTTTGACGGCTTTGTCGTTTGTAGCAAAGTCCATCATAGCTTTAAAGCTCGGTAGCTTGGTAGCATTTGTGTTGGAATGTGTGCCCTCGTCTTTTAGTCCAAACAGGTGTATTCTAACCAAGTCAAAGGCATTACATAGCTGTCCACTTGCAGGGTCAGTGCCATGATGGCTGTAAGCCCATTTATCCTCATACACGACAAGCCCTGCAGCTGTAGAGCCACGTTTGTAGGTATACCTATTATTTATGTTTGTATGCTCATAGTAATCACTAAGAAAGGCTTCGATTGCTTCACTTATTGTGTATGCCCTGCAAAATGCTCCTACAATACCTTCTTTCTCTGTAGGGTCTTGTTGTTTTTCCACTTCTCTGCTGACAATCTCGCCAACTCTTGAGCTTACTGCCCAAGAGGAGCTGTCCCTCCAATTGTCGTATTCTGCCAGTATAGCATCAGGGTCGAGCCACTCACCATCTTGAAAATCAAAATAAAAATCTATGTCCGAAGGAGTGCTCGGAAAGTACATCAACCTGCTTGGCTCGAAGGTTGTATCATCGAAGGCATCTATATTTACGGCTGCAGCTACTTTTCTTGCAACTGCTTCATATTCGTCTTTGTCCACCGCTCTGCTTAGCGGAATCACTAATCGCAGTCTTGGCTTGTCAGGAGTATGTTTATGTGTAGAATATATGCATGCTGCACAGTCGAATGTAAGGGTAAACATTTCCCAGAGCTCGCCATCCGAGTAGTCTGCATCCAGTGTCAGCATGCTACGTTCCAGCACATTGTCAGCCTTTCTGCGTCCACCAGCGAGGGCACCTCCTACAAATCCGCCTACATCCTTTATTTCGTCTTGTCTTGCTTTCGGAGCAGCCAGATATTCAGACATTGTTTCGTGAGTGACTGTAGTGTGAGCCAGTCTTTCGACCAGCTCACTCCACAGAATTTTTTCATTTTTCCAATGAACTTCTTTTCTGGACTTTCCTATGGCAATAGACAGCGTTCCATCATGCTCAATATTCCTCTTCTTCATACATTAAATTAACTTTACTCGCTTCATATTTACTTTTAAGCTCCGTTCTGACTTTTTCAAGGTCTGCTGTTTCTAAATCCAAATATATTCTCTTCTTTTTGCCACCTTCTAAATAAAGCATAGCATTTAGAACTCTATAAATTGATGTCATTTCTCTTCCTTTTTATCAAAACCTTCCCACAAATTCGGGTGGATAAGCCAATCCACTGCTGTTATAATACCTGTAATTAGGCATCCCACTATCCACGCTATCAATACTAAAGGGAATTTAATAATTCTCCAAGACCAGTTTAAAAAATTATTTTTGTTCATAATTATTTTATTTAGTTGTTTTTTCTTCTATATTAAAGTGTTTGCTCAATTTGTCCATTGTTCCTTTGCGGTCAGCCCTGATGAGCAATATACTTGAAACAATAAACCATGCAATCCCTATCAGGACTGCCCATAGTGGACTTTGTTCTGTATTTATTGTTAACCCAACAAACGACAGTGTCCAGTTAATGAAAATCAAATAGGCTTTCATAATATTTATTTTTTTAATGATTAGTCTGTTTCCTTTCTTCCATTTTTAGATTGATGAGAATAGCCCCTATCAATGATGTGCCCTTCTTTGATTTCATTTGTCAATTTTTCCAGTTCAAGTTCATACAGTCGGATTTTTTCATTCAGAAAATTCATTAATTCTTCTTCATCTTCTATTAATTCTTCTTCAGTTTCCATAATATTTATTTTATTTAACTATTAATTTAAAGTTTTCTGTAACTGGTATTTCTAAACTATCTTTTGTTTTTCGGAGAAGTTCTCCGATACATGATACATCCGAATATGTTTTAGCAATTACCTTGTCATCATAAATCGAAACTATATCATTGGTATCAAGGGAGTAGGCAATCTCTATTCTTTTTTTGTCTATTTCATATTCTCGTAATATTTTCACTTTTATAATCTTGCCCCTATATTCAATCTTTTTAATTGTTTTTGGCTTGTATTCCAAAGCATCTTCTATGGTATATAGCATTTTGTCTCCCTGCCGTTTTTGTTCCTCATAATCACAGTATTCTATTCTGTCATAAAAAGGAGTTAATAGAGCATAAAAGCCATTGCCCCTTATTATCAGATAATTATTAGTGCTTTTATATATTTCTGTATCAGTGTTTAAAGACAATATATTGTACAGGCTTTCAGAATTATAATAGTGGTTTCCTATTTTTAATCCTGTATCCTTTAATCCTTCTATTTTCTTTATTTTCTCGACAGCTTTTAAAATTGTTTTAACATCTACATTTGTTACCTTTTTCTCTTCTTTTGGTAACACCATTTTCCAGTTTGGAAATTTTTCAAAAATTTCAACTTTATTTTTTCCTATGATTCTGCCTTCCAGCTCTTTTGGGTATTCAGCATCTATAACTACCATCAAGTAGCCAGTTGTGCCAATTATTTTTCCATTATCAAAATATACACCTTTGATGCTCTCTTGTGAATCCCTGTTTGAGGCATTGGTGAATTTCAATAATTTTTTGAATAGCTTGTCGTCGAACTTATACTGTTTTGATTCGTTCTTTTTATCCATAGCTGTATTAATTTTAGTTAGTTATTAATTAATCCTTTCAAAATCTACCTTTTCTGAATAGTATCCAGTAGATGTTCCAAGCCATCTAATAGTAACATAGCCTTTCTTTGTTGCCAACTTATAAAAAGTCCATGTAAATGACCTATCAGTGATTATTTTACCAAAATTATCTTCACTATTGGTAACTTCCTCTGCAAGTAAAATTGGAGAACCTATCAGGTCGTTTAAATCTCCGCAGATGTCCTCGATTTCTACATTTTCACAGCAACTCTGTTTGTGAAAAGCTCTATATACCTGATTTTTATCTGTGACAAAAATCAGTTGATTATAAGTTTTACCAATATAGGCAAGTGTTTTGCCCTCTAAATCTTTAAATTCTGCTTTCATAATTGTTTAATATTTAATTAGTATTATTATGGTTCTAATCTTTTTTGTAGTATTCTGTTTCGTATCCATCTGCGGGAAGATAGAGTCCTTCTGCCCACGCAATCGGCTCTTCCATTATGCTACATACCTCCTCAACTGTCAGCCCATCATAGGGCTCTTCAATCACAATCTCATCGTGCACATGCATAACAATCTTACATCCTCTTTTTTTAAGCCTAAGCATTGCTAAAGCTAAGCAGTCCCTTGCAACGCTCTGGGTAAGATTTTCTGCCAATTTTCCTCCGTAGGTTTCCTGCTGTTCCCATTTGTAAGTGGTTTGGTCAACGCCCATATAAGTTATACTCGGATTGCCAAACTTGTTAACTCCCATTCTGGGTTGCTGGTAACATAGAAATCTGCCACTGGGTAATCTCATCCATAGAATATCGTGACGGTTGTAAAACTTTATACCTTTATAGCTACTAACTTTGTAAGGATTAAGAACCACATCAGTAGCAGCATCCTCTAAACCTTTCCACAAGTCAACTATATTTGGTGACTTAGTTCTCCAGTTATAAACAATATCCTGCATTTCCTGCTCTGATAAGCCCATACGCTCGCCACCCATTGCTTTCATTGCACTAATGCCACCTTGATAGCCAAGAGCCAATTCCGCAATTTTACCTTTTTGCCTTAATGGGCTATCTTTTGTTATTTGCTCGATTGGGATGTTAAACATCTGACTTGCGGAGGCTTCATAAATTTTTCCGTGTGTAGCAAATACCTCTTGCCTCCACTTCTCACCTGCCAGCCAAGCAATTACTCTCGCTTCAATTGCCGAATAATCTGCAACAATGAATCTGCTTCCTTCTGGAGCAATCAGGGCTGTTCTTATAAGCTGGGAAAGTATATCAGGGATGTCTCCCCATAGCAATTCCACCATTTCTCTGTCACCCTCCAGAACTGTTTGCCTTGCTAAGTCCAAATCTTTTAGATGGTTCTGTGGAAGATTTTGTAACTGAATTTTCCTTCCAGCCCATCGTCCAGTTCGGCTCGCTCCATAAAATTGTAGCATGCCTTTTGCTCTGCCATCCTTGCAAACCACGTCCAGCATGGTTTGGTATTTTGCTATTGAGGTTTTTGAGAGTCCCTGCCAAAGCTCTAAAACTCTTGTAACTTTTTCACTTGGAGACTCTTCAAATAGAGTAGGTATCTCTTTTTTATTTAGTGATTTAATAGGTCTCCCATATTCTTTCGACAGCCAATGCCTTAACTGTGTTCCAGATGCAGGATTATCTAATCCAGTAAGCTCTTTGGCTTCTTTCATAAGAAGCTCTGTATTCTCTTCATTCATTTGGATAGCATTCTTAACAAGCCTTTCATCTATTAAAATTCCTCTGCTTACAATCTCTTGGTCTAAATTCCAAAGAGCTTTTTCAATGTCAGGTATTTTAAAGAAGCCCATCTTATTGCGACCATTCCTCTCCACCTCTACGTCCATTGCACAATATGCCTTAAACAAGTTCCACTTGTCTGTATCATGCTTTTGCAGATTTCTGGTTCTTCCACCATTGGTTTTTGTGGGTTTACACGGAGTAGAAAAATACCTGATTAGAATTTTACCTGCTTCCATTTTCTGGTTATCCAGTTTGAGAGCTTTTGCCATGCCATCCAAGCTCATTGGCAGACCCAACATGCTGGCTTTTATCATTGTGCATTCCCACTGTGCTGGGTCAAGTTGAATGCCTAAATACGTGCTAATACATGTTATCTCAAAATTTGCGTTGAAGGCTGTTTTAAGCACTTCTGGGTTGACAAGGTCTGCCCGTACTTCAGATGGAATTTCTTCACCCTGTGCCATATCAATTACCTTAACAGGCTCATCATCATAGGCATAAGCAAATAAAAGAATCTCGAAGTCATCAGCTTCAACATACTTATAAACCCCACATTTTGTAAGGTCGTTACTGCTATAAGTTTCTATGTCAATGGATAGTATCCTCATTTGTTGACTTGTTTCTTTTTGCAGCAATCTTTATATATTCTTTAATAGCACTAATATCGGAATCGTTTTCTATAACCCACCCAAAAATTGGATATGTCCTTGAGTATTGTATAACAATGTTGAAGATATTTCCATCTTTTGATTCACAATATCTAATCTTTATATTTTCACTATCAATATTTAAGTCCATTAGATATTCTGCATAATCGGAACATATAAAAATAGGAATCAGGGATTTTATATTTTCGTCAATCAATTCAAAAAATTTATTTCCTATCATGTTTTTTCGTATTTTTTATAAGTTTCAAATAAAGAGCCCCCTCTAATAAGAGAGGGCTCATTAAACATTTAATCAATCAAACATGTCATCGTCATCAAAATTAATGTCTGCAAAGTCCTCCTCTGCACTTGAGCGTCCGCTAAGAGGTTCACCGTCGGCTACCTTCATGATATTATTCAGCCCTGCTGCAACACCTTTTGTACCGTTGAAGTCGTAAGGGTAGAAGTTTATGCTCACGTAGGCATAACATCCTGAATACAGTTCATCCTCATCGACAATAGGTTGTTTATATTTGTCGATTACTTGCGGTTTCATTTTACTGCTTGCATTGAAAAAGAAACTATTTGTATAAGCCTCATCATCTTCCCTGTCCATGTCTCCATCTCTTAAAGGAAGTTTCAAGTTCTTAGGTATTTTGCCACCCCACTTAGCTAAACCTTCTTGTTTAGCTTCCTCAATAGCAGCCTCTACCTTTTTGATAGTATCTTTATCCTCTTTTGGAATGATAACTGACACGCTGTATTTTGCGTTGTCATCGTCTCCAACTGCTCGTGGTTGGAATACGTTCACGTAAGATAATCTAACCTTACCAATTACTACTTTTGCCATAATTTTAATTTTTACTGTTAATAATTCTGTTGTATATTTCTATGTAAGCCACTAAATCAACAAGATTGTCTCTTTTGTGCTTATATTGTTCTCTGGATAGCTTTACAGCCATCATAACGATTGCACATATTTCAGGTGATAATTCCTGTCCAGAAATCAAAGAAGCTATATTTGCAATCCTTTTAAAGTTCTTCACTGGGTCTCCATAATCCGTATTACGCTCACCTGATAATATGCTCTCCGCCTCCGTCAGAATGGATTTATATTCACTTGGCGATACCCCTATTGAGTTTAGCAAATCCTTCAATGCTATATTAGAATTGTCTTTTTTGCTGTCAATCATGTTGTCCAGAAAAGCATCGAAATCTTCGAGCTTATCTAAAACAGGTTCTAACCATTCTGCTTTCCAAACCCAGTTTGTTCCTTCACCAGTATGAGGTTCTTTCAGGAATACAAGTTCAAACTCTAAATTTACATCTACAACTTCCATCACCTTTCCACAATAGCGTTTCATGTTTGGATTGAATCCGTTGAGTATGCCCATCGAGTTTGCATCAAATTTTTTTACTCTTACTTTGTCACCTTTTTTCATATTAATCACAATTTATATGTTTAAAATCTTCTTGTGCTACTTCTAATCTGTTCCACTCTGGGTGGCTATCACTCTCTTCAACAAGTTTAGGATTTCCCTCTGGTTTTTCTACTAAGTCATTTAATAGTTCATTAAACTTTTTCTTTGTGAGGGCTCTCTCCATAGCTGTAATGCTTAGTAGCTTCCTCTCGGTCAGCAGAGCCTCATCATAGCCATTTTCTTTAAGCCTTTCGAGCACTGCATCCTCATCAATGTATCTTCTTCTACCAGCACTCTGTATAAGTTTAAAACCTTTGAATTTTGTTCCTTTATTCACTGCTTCGTTAAGGGCATAATCCTGAACGTCTTTTAGCCATTTTGAGACACTGTCTGCTATCCGCAGTATCTCTGCAATTTCATCATCAGAAAGAACTTCTACATTTCTAAATTCAAACTTCTCAATTTCTTTTTGTTTGTTGGCATAAGCCCTACATCTTACTTTTGCCCTACAAAACTGACAATGCTTTCCAACAACAAAATCACCCTTCCCTGCATAAGCGAGTTCAGCTTTCGGCTTCAATTCGTTGTTAGCAAAGTCATACAGGTCTGCTACTGCTATTCTGTAAGATGATATGTTGTTCATTCTTGGTTGGTAGATGGTCATCTTTACATTCTTAATGTCGTAGAACAATTTTGCTTTCTCTACAGCACCGAGAGCATAAAGCATCATTTGCTTGTTTTCTATAGCATCAACCTTCACGCCTCTGCCATACTTCAGGTCAATAATATCTAATTCTCCGTCGGCGATTATCTGGGCATCAGCTGTTCCAAAACCATCTTTAACCCACTTGGTTAGGTCTAACCTATCTTCAATGATAAGTTCGGCATCCTTAGTACACAATTTAGCTTGCTCATATTGACTAATAACAAAGTCTTTATAATCGGTCATGTATTCCAGCATATCAACGTTGAAGTACTCGGATTTTTCAATCTCTGACAACTCAACCGCATATTTATTGCGATTTGCTGCATCGGTTTCAAGGCGAATAAGTGTTTCGCCTAATGAATGAGCCACCGTCCCTTCTATTGCTGCCTCTCCAGCAGTATCAGGATAGAGCTCACTTAGGCGTGCGGATGGTGTGCAGGACAACCAGCGTTCAGCAGACGAGGGAGACAGAATTGCATGCTTTACACTCATACCTTATTTCTTTCCATTTAATAGGTTCATAAAGTCATCGAATCTGCTCTCATCTATATTGCTGATGCAGGTTGCCCCTACGCCATCCAAACATTCCTTCACAAAGGATTTGCCTTTTTCTTGTGCAGCTAACTTGGATGCTTTTCTTATACTTTCAATTGTGTACTTTGATTTTTGTTCGGCAGCATCTGCCAACTTTTCAACTTTTGCGACTGATTGAACAGCGGTAGCTGTTTCTACTTTAGCTGGATTGATTTTCAAAAATCCCATAAGCTGGTTCGCTTGTTCGGGGGACAACCCCTCAAATGTTAGATTTATTTTCATATCTGAATAGTTTTTAAAAATGAAACATCATAAATCACCTTGCATAAAATTATTTAAGTCTATGTCTTTTATCACCCACCTTCTTTTGGTGGGCTTTGTTGCTTTCAATTTGTTATCTTTGATGAGTCTTAATATATGTCGATAGCTATATGTGCTTATCTCGGCAGCTTCTTTAACGGTGTAGTAAGTATGCTTAGTCATATTTTATATATTATTAACTAAATATATTTGTTTTATTCAAATATATTTTTATATCTTTGCTAACAAAAGTCATAATTTGTCATAATTTGTCATAATTCGTATATGCAAATATAGTATGTTTAAACATACTTGTCAAATCTTTTAGTATGATTTAGCATACTTTTACAAATTTTAAACCAAAAAACGACAATTAAAACATCGTAAAACTATGAAACCAACAGTAGCTCAATACTTTAACAGCTTCTATAAGAAGCATAAAATTACGTAGAAGAAATTCTGTGAATTGACTGGAATCTCGGAAGCCACTATTAAAAGCATGAAAGCTAAGAATTATTATCCCAGCTTCTCTACCATTCAAAAGATTGTAGAGGTGTTTCCTGACTTCGCTTTAATGAAGAATTTTGATATAAAGGAGGGAATTGCAAACCTGTCAGAAGGAGCTCCTTATTATAATGTGAGTTTCACAACAGGCTGGGATGATTTAAAAAACTATTATTGCTATAATATAATATATCCACCACACGAATTAAGAGAACATGCATTTTGGATTAATCAACTTGGCGACGCAATGTATCCGCTTATTCAGTCAGGCGATAAGATTGAGTTAGAAAAAAAGGATGCCCCAGAGATAGGAAGAATCTTTGCCATTGCAACTGCAAAGGGCGTGAGAGTTATTTCATGGGTAACTCGGTCACCTTTAGAAAAGCAAATTAGATTAATTCCTGAGAATAGAGACCCTAAATACGGCGAATATCTGGATGTTTCGCTAAATGAGATTGTAGAGGCTTATGAAGTTATAGGAGTGCTTAGAACATTTTGAGGTTACAGGAGTTTTGCTAAGTCCTTTATAACCTTCTTTCCTAACAGATGAGCATATTCCTCTGTCTGCTTTATGCTGGAGTGCCCCAGAGCCTTAGAAACACTTTCAATGGGCACGTCCTTATTAATAAGCATAGTAGCGAATGTATGTCTACCAACATGAGAGGTTATATTTTTTTTAATCTCTGCTCCAGCTTTTAGTAGCTTAAGGTAGTCGTTGTATTTTTGATTGCTGATAGCTGGAAATTTATAATTGTATTTTTCCAAAATTGCTTCGGCTTCTGGGAATAAGATAGTAATGTATGGTTGGTCTGTTTTCTGGCGGTTGCTGCTGATTATTTTGTAGCCATCCACCTCTGCAATCCAATCCTCTTCAAAGTTTTGTAAATCCACATAAGCCAATCCTGTGTAGCATTGAAAAACAAATAGGTCTTTTACCTTTTGCAACTTTTCATCAACTGGCTGATAGTCTTTTATCTTTTGTAGTTCTTGCTCTGTGAGAAATGTTGGCTTTTTAAGGGCGGTTCCTCTGGGTACCTTGTAATCATCGTATGGATTTTCTTTACACAGCCCCAATTTAACAGCCTTATCAATGTATTTGCTAAACACCTTGTGCCTTTTATAGAGCACTTGCTGAGAGTTAATTGTTTTTCGGAGGTGCTTATCAAACTCATCAATACTCTTGTAAGAAAGGTCATTGAAAGTCTCTATCCCTCCAAATTCTTCTATCCTACTTATTAAAGACCTGTGATGGTCTAAAACGGCAGGCGTAGGGTTACTTTCTATCAACTCTCTTTTTATAAAATTAACCACATTAGCATCATAGGCTTTTTCTTTATTGTAGTTTTTTACGTCCTCTAAAACTTTACATTCGTCTGAATAGGCAAAGTCTTCAATCTTTTCAAAAATTTTTCTTGCCTCTTTAGTAACATAAGGTGCTCGACTATGATTTTTGCAGGTAAAACCATTTCGCTCGGAAAATTGGTTAGGATAGAGCTTAAAACCAGTATTAATATAAATGGCTTTGTTTGTTCCATTCTGTCTCACTTCTACGGTAAGGGGTTGTGGATTGTTTTCGGTAGCCCTCTTATTTTTGTCGTAAACAAATCGGAGTGATATATTTTTCATTTCGCACAACTTTAAATTAGTCTTCGCACAAAGATAATAATTAGTGCGAAATAAAACAACATTATTGTCATAAAATGTCATAAACTGTCATATATCAAAAATGCTGAAACCCGCTTTGGCAAAAGAAAAGCCCCTGTGTTAGAGGGGCTTAAATTTTAACAAAAGTTGTCCTACCAGGATTCGAACCTGGACTGGCTGAACCAAAATCAGATGTGCTACCATTACACCATAGGACAATCCTCATTGCTTCGTAAAAAGCAGTGCAAAAGTAGAAT